GTTTCCCAGTCACGATCGAGCGGCGTTTGTTGCGTCTGCTAATATACCACTTGTAGTAATTGTTGTCAGGTCGGCTGGTGATGTAATTATACTGTCATCGGTTGAATCTCTTAAGTATTGTTGTGGGTCGGTGTTACCTATTCCTGTTTTAAATTGGATGTCTAATTGTTGAGACTCTATTACGGGTAGTGTTACTACATCTCCTTTTTGTGCAAATGGTAAACATGAGGTAAAGTAGTCATGTCCCCATGCTCTTACTAACGGGGGATTATTTGCCACATTAAATGCCCAGTTGTTTTGTCCACCTGTTAGTGGTTCAAACACTTCTGCTTGTAGGTTTTGGTCTCTATACCAGTAATCATAAATTTTTGCATAAGCTGCTACTGGATAAGCTACTACTTGAAAATTTTGGATAGCTGCATCTGAATCTATTGGTAGTCCTAAATAGTCTCCTACGTCTCCTGAATCTATGTCACTTACGTTTGCAAAGTATGGTGTTACAGGTGGTGTATCATTTGGATCTGGTGGCGCTATAATATCATTAAAGTCTGGGTACAATATTTCTATTGGTACTTTGTAATAATGGAGATCTATTTCTACTAGATGCATGACTGGTGATAATAACGCCAGTGTCCTTGTTAATACCTCTGCCCTGATATTCCATTGGTCACCCGGAAACGTCTCAAGCAGCAGTACAGGTATTAGCTGTCCTATGTCACATGTAAATTTATGATCGTGTGATAGGTCAAACCTATTACGTGGTACACTTGGGTTTTTTGTTATCTGAAATATGTTACTCATTCTGCTAGTAATTTTTTAAGGGTTTTGTAATCTTCTTTCACCATAATTTGCCAGGGTTTTTCTTGGCCATTTTCGTCTGGTGGCATAAGTTCGAAGGTTGTAACTATTACAATTTTAGGTTTTGTCCATTTGTCTTTTAACCATTCTGGTGTTATTACTGTATTTACCGCTTTGATTAAGGTTTTTGACATTAACCATTTTTCGTTGTCTAATGACTCTAGTTCTACGTGTGTTATCATTTTTTTAATTTGGTTGTGGAGAACCACATTGTTAAAAAATCCTCGAATATCGCTAATTGAGGGTTAAACTCTTTTTTACATTTGCTACATTTACAAACGTATACCACCTCGCATCGATAATCTTTTGAGTTGAGATCTTTTTTTGTTTCTTTTTTTGCCATAACGTTTGAATTTTTTACTTTTCATTTTTATTTTAATTTTTGTTTTAAATGATAAATTACTATTTCAATGTATCTGTCTAATTCATCCCAGTTTACTTCCTTTTTTTGTCTATTTTCTATTTGTAATATTTGCAATTCAATTATTGCCAATGCTATTTGAGTCCTGTTCTTTAATTTCATCTATTAGTTCTTTTATAAGTGGGTAAATTATATCCCATTCTTCTATGAGATATTTTAATACGATAAATGCTTTTTTGAAAAATCCTTTTTTCATGGTTAGTTGTATGATGATTTTTACTACCTCTATTAATAAATTTAAGTATATCATTTTGTAAGTATAAGCCACAAGGCTTGTTGTATCCCTTCTGTACCTTTCGGCATTGATTTAAGCATTTCGTCTAGTTTTTTTAGTCTCATATTTTTTAGCTCTTGTCCGTCTTTTTGTGCTTTTATTAATGCTCTTGCTTGTTGTATGTTTTTTACTCTGTTTACTTGTTCGTTAAAGTTTAATGCTCCTTGTGATCCGTATTCTGACCTTTCTCCTGCATCTAGTTGTTGTTCTAATATTTTTCCTTGTATTGCTTTTATTTCTGATTCCCAGAATAATTGGTCTTTTTTGTTTTGTGCGTTTTCTGCCATGTATAGTCTATCGTATGCGAACTGTAATGCTGCTCTATCGTTGGTAGTTTTTAATCCTCTTGTTTCTTCGTTTATTTTATTGATGCCTGATTTTTTTAATCTAAGATCGTACATTGCTTCTAGTGCGTCTCCTAATTGTGGGGCTCTTGCTTGGCTTACTTGTTGGCTTGGAACCGTTGGCGCACTTGCTGTATTCTGCGGTGAATTACCTGATGTGAAGGGAAGAAGTTTATTGATACCTGCTTCTTCGAGTCTGGCCATTTGATTTGCAGGTGTATTATACTCATTTTGTCTGTTCCAGAAGGCGATGGAGTCTCTATATTGTTGTTGATACATTCTTTGCTCATGTTTCCTGTTTTGATAGTTAGTGAATAAATTTGATCCGATATTAGCTATGTCTCCTAAGAATCCCATTTGTTATTTTTTTTTTGAGGCGTCGATTCCTTTTGTCGTTCCGTATTCTACGCCTTGTTATTTTTATTTGTTACATGTTTTTGTAACTTTTATTTTTTTTATTAGGGGAGATCGAGACACATTGCTTTGCTTGTTCGTTGTGGCTTTGTTTCACTCGCCATTTACTCACTCAGCAGGCTTGCTTTCTACATCTCCCCTAACACCCCTCTTATACTTTTTATTGATACCTACGGTATCTTTTTGAGGAACTTTGTTCCTTTTTTTTTGACTCAACTTTTCGTTTTCGTCTAATTGGCCTTAATACAACAAGGGTTGAAGGCCAACGACTTTTCGTCGCCCTTTGGGTTTTTGTTTTTTTGAGCTTTCCAAGCTCATTTCCATTTTCTCTCGAAACCCGCTGGGTTTCTCTGTGGCTTATCTAAATTTTCTCACGAAAATTTGCGGCTGCAAGCCGCCGATATTGTTCTAAGAACCTTTTGGTTGTTTAATAAGAAGTTTTATTATTCTTTTGGTTCTTGTTTCTTTACACCTTCAGCTTTTGCTTCTGCTTTTGCTTTAGCTTTTATCTGGTTTTCTTTTATTTGTTTCTTTGCGTGATCCAGTTTTTCTGCTTTTTCTTCTATAATTGCACGCATTTTTATTGATGCTTCTGCTCTTTCTGTTTTATCCATTTGGTTTAGTCTTCCTACTATAGTGGAGAATTCCTGTGGTATGACTTCTGGCAATACTTGTGGTTGTAATACTCTTACGGCTCCACCTCTTGTGAAGACGTTTAATATATCTTTTGGTTCCATTGCTTGTGAAGGGTCTGTTAGTGATGGTTCTTTTTCTAGGTCGAAATACTTTTTGTAGTTGTCGTTTGAATCTACTTCGTTGTGATTATACTGGGTTCTAATTGTTTTGCTCATTTTAATAATCTTTTATTTTGAATAAGGTTTGTGTCGAATTTACATCTTTCTTTTGATATTCGCAAATTTAGATATGTGTCGTAATCTATTTTTCGATTAAGTGATTCGTATTTTCTACGTATTTTTTGTTCTCTTTCCTCTAGGTGTTCTACTAATATTTTTAATCTTTTTTTCTTTAATTGATCCGTGTTCCATATGTGCTTAGCATAGTATCTAGGCATACCTACTTTATATCCGTCTATTAATTGAACGTAGTTTTTTAATGGGTTGTTTCTATGATATTCTTTTTGTTGATCTGTTAGATAATTTGATCCTAGTCCCTTAGATTGTAGTTGGAATTGTCTTTCTCTTTGGTCGGTTTTGGAATAGCCTATATAGCATTTTTTATCTATGTATTTTATTGTATATGCGATTGTTTTTTGATTTAGTTGTCCTACATCAATGATCCCCATTGATTTTCCTTTTTTTGTCCAAGCTTTCTTTACGTTTTCTAAATCTGATATGTTTAATAGTACTATGTGGTAGTGTGGTCTTTTGAATTCGTCACCATATTCGCCTGCTGCGAAATATTTAATAATTTTTGGGTTTCCTGCTGCTTTCTCGAATTCACGTAATCTGCGTATGAAGTTTTGTATGTCTCTTTTTTTAAGAGTTCCAAGACCTCTTTTAGTTTTCGGTAAGGATTGTGGTGCATAAGTTAATGTTATAAAGTGAGAGGATATCGAGCGTTCTTGCTCTTTTTTTATTCTGAATACCCATTGATTCACTCGTCTTATTTTACATCTTGGGCATTTCCCACATTGTAATTGAAGGATTTGTCCTTCATGGTGTTTTATGTATGGGTGATGGCATACCATTGTCTGATCTTTTTTGTGGTAGTTGCCCGACCTGCTACCTTAACAGATCGGGCTTGGGTAACCACCACTATGATAATAGAACAGAGCTACAATTTAGGAGTACTGAACATTGGAAATGCTCGTTGTACGCTTATATTAAATATAATATGTGATAGTAGTTGTGGCTCTGATGTTACCTTAAATACTCTACTTACTTCTGATGAATTACACTCAATGAAAGAAGAGTTTAGTGCTGGTGCTGATCCAAATATCCTTCCCATGTGCCAGTGGGAGAATGTTGAATCCTGCATTAATCCTGATACTCTTGAGTTTTGGAATTTTAGTTCTGAATATCTAGGTATATATCCGAATACTTCGTTCATTTTTGGAACGTCTGTTTGATCCGCATATATTTCGTAATTGTATACTGGTTGCTCTCCGATATGTGCTAATTTTGGCCACGGATAATCTAATCTTTCTGTTCGTGTCCAGAGTCTGTGTATTCCTTGTTGATAGGCTGTTTTTGGTCTTACTGAATAGATTGCCATTATGTAGCCGTGTCTTCTGCAATATGTTGATATTGTTTTTCCTGAATCTACTCCTATGGCATGTCCTGATAAGTCTCCAGGTGAACCTATTACATTGTTGGAGTTGTACTCCACTGTTTCCGCTGTTGATAATACTTCTGATATTCTTAGGTGTCCTTTTTGGCCGCCTATATACTCTGGTTCCTGTAATCTTGCATCTTTACTTTTTACGTCGAAGTGTGCGTATACTACTTCCTTGTATCGTGTTCCTGCGTTTGCATCTAGTTCCAGAAATTCCTGAACTTTAAATGCAGTTCTTACTGTTATGATATCTTGTGCAGCTCCATTAATGTCTACGTAATGGGTTCCGGTCATATCCAATCTCGTGGCGTTTGTTGCGTCTGCTAATATACCACTTGTAGTAATTGTTGTCAGGTCGGCTGGTGATGTAATTATACTGTCATCGGTTGAATCTCTTAAGTATTGTTGTGGGTCGGTGTTACCTATTCCTGTTTTAAATTGGATGTCTAATTGTTGAGACTCTATTACGGGTAGTGTTACTACATCTCCTTTTTTGATCGTGACTGGGAAACAATTACTACAAGTGGT